CCTGCAACATATGCAAGGGTTAAACTGTTTGCGTCTACACCACTGATTGTGGTTTGTGCTGCTGTTGCAATGAAGTAGTATCTGGTTAGTTGACGGTTGTATGTGTCAACATCCCCATCGGAGTCTACCCACAGGTCGCCTGTTGCGGGTCCTGTTGGTGCACTTGTTTGGTAGGCGATTGGTGATTGTGGTGTTGTTGGTCCTATTTGTTCAAATGTTGTGCCGTTGTAAAAGTATAATGGTTTTGTCATTAGTTTTTGTATCCGTAAATTCTAATAGTGCCAGTTATTGTACCAGAGTTGTTCAAAGTTGTAAAACCATCATAAGAAGTAGCAGGAGTGTGAGTACCTGTATAAACCAATGTTTGCTCAGCAGGCGCATCCCAAGCCATAGATTTTAATTTAGTTGCACGTGCTAAAAATGGTTCATACAAACTAAAGTCAATCATTCCAGTTGGAGTTGTATTTGCAATACCTAATCCCCATTGAGTTGTGCTGTAAGATTCATTTCCTAATGTGCCACCATCTGAATAAAAACCTTGATACTTATAAGTAGCAGCACCAGAGGCATCTACCCCAGCAACTCTCATTCTAAATTGAATATTTGAATTAGTAGAGTTTGTTAAATTAGTTACAATAATTTGATAATTATCGTAAGTGCTTGAAAAACATCCATTAATAGAAACTGTTGAAGCAGCAGAAAATGTAACAGCACCATTAGTATCAACAGAACCTGAACCGCTACCAACAGTAATAGATGTTGGTACAATCATTTTCATACCAGGTTGTGCAGCAGCATAAGATTGTGTGGCATACGTAGCCAAAGACTCAACCTCGGCAGCAATACTTATCCAAGCAGAACCAGACCAAACATACATAGGTTTCGGCATAATTACATTCCACCTAACATAAACGGATGAATACCCTCATTATAAAGTTCAGTCTTCAAAATAAAATCGTTCTGATTTAAACTAGATGCTGTAGCATCAGAATCAATCCACAACTCACCAGTAATAGTAGCAGAAGGAGCAGACGTTTGATAGGCAGGCAAAGGGCCAGTCGGACCAGTAGAACCAGTAGCTCCATTGGAACCATTTGATCCAGTTACGCCAGTAGCACCTGTAGCACCATTAGCGCCGTTACTACCAGTAACACCAGTTGCACCTGTTGCACCCGTTGCACCATCAACACCAATAGTTCCATTAGTACCCGTAGCACCAGTAGAACCCGTAGGACCAGTAGGACCCGTAACAGTAGAAGCAGCACCAGTCGGTCCCGTAGAACCCGTTACAGAGACACCTGTAGACCCTGTGGGGCCTGTAGGGCCAGCAACAGTGGAAGCGGAACCAGTAGAACCAGTTGGTCCGGTGGCACCTGTGCCACCTGTTAAACCTGTAGACCCAGTACTACCTGTAGCACCAGTTAAACCTGTAGAACCTGTGGGACCGGTAGAACCGGTTGCGCCAGTACCACCTGTGGCACCGGTAACACTTGTACCAGTAGTACCAGTAGGACCAGTAACACCTTGTGAACCGGTAGGACCTGTTGAACCTGTACCACCGGTAGGACCAGTGGAACCAGTAATAGAAGAACCGGTAGCGCCAGTAGCACCAACAGAGCCAGTGATACCTTGTGGGCCAATAACCCCAAGTTCAACAATTTCAGTTTGAGTTGACTCAACATTGAGAACAGTAGTAGTAACCGGAATTTCAACAACTGCTGTAGAAAAAACTGTTGCCATTTAAGAAGTAACCCCTTCATAAACAATGAAGCCACCCTCAAGCAAACGAGTAACAACACTTGTAGGAGAAGTAACCTCAAGATCATAAACATACTGACCAGCAGTTAAAGCTGTAGTAAGACCAGCAGTTAAAGCCAAAGTGAACTTACCGTTAGTTGTACCAACAGTAATACGACCATTAGCAGAAGTTAAAGAAATAATTGTTGTTGCAGAAGTAGCAGAATTTTTGACACTCATAGCGGCAGTGTAACCGGTAACATCAACATATTCACCATCAATTTTCCATTGTGGTGCAAGACTAAAAGTTGAGCCTTGATACACTTTCATATTATATCTACCTGGTGTCATTATTCCTCTATTATGTAAGCGCCGTAACCGGCAGCAATTAAACTTGTACGTTCAGTTGTAGAAATCAAATTGGCGTGACCGCCAGGATAGTAGTACAAAGCGGACTGTGTTTCATCAACGCTTGGTGTACGAACACTATAATAAGAACCGTCAGTTCTTTGTAAAACACTATTAGCCCTAGTTAACTTATATCTATAAAACAATGCGCCACCACCGGCAGGGCCTTCAGCAACAGTAGGTGGTAAAAAGTAATATGCCATTGTTCTCCTTAAAGGTGTAACCCCCGCTTTTCCGGGCGGGGGTCACAATTGTTCCTAACGAATTAGGAGTTATTGATGCTTGAGGTTGACTCAATGCGGAACAGGGATGCTTCGCGGTAGCGAGAGAATCCAAGAACGCCGTACCATCCGATAGGACGGAAACGCATTAACTTATCGGTCACAGGACCAATCACTACGTGTGGTTCTTCAGCAACGGCTTCAGCCAGTGCTTGTTTACCACAAACAAGTGTACGGAATACACGTGCGCTTGAACCACCGTCTGTAGCATTGTACAAACGTGGTGATTCTACGAACATTGCACCTTCGTAAACACCGATTGAGCCTGGCCAAAGATTGCCAGCACCTGATTCGTTGTAAACGTGTGCTTCGCGCCATCCGCCTGCGCCTGTTTCAGCACGTAAGTCGTGTGAAACTTCAGGATGTATACCAACCCAGTACAATTCGCCCATACGGGGAACTGCTTTGTTGGTACGCAATTTAGCAATGGCTCTACGGATATTTGCTGAAGTGATTTGTGAATTTGAACCACCGGTAACACCAGTAGTTGTAGATCCACCACCTGAGTAAATAACGTTTGAGCCTTGACGTAGCACTGTTTGTGCGAAACCGTCAATAGAATCTGCCATATTGAATGCGATGATGTCAGCAATTGCTGGATCAACATCAGACAATGAGAACAGTTCTAACTTGCGTGTTGCAATAGCAGCATTACCGTATTCTGCAAGAGTTACGGTTACGCTGCTTGTATTACCCAAGGCAACTGAATCTGGATCAGTTGTTTCAGTCAAAGTGCCGGTTACTGCCGATAGATCAGTGTATAACTGGAATACGACAGATGAACCTGGCATAGCCTGTTGGGTTGGCTTCTTGTCTGCAACGTCACGGATAAGTGGCATTGCACGAAGCGCAAATTCTACATAGCGGTCATAAGCAGTTTGTACCAAGGAAGTTCCCAGGGACGCGGTGCTAGTGCTTGTATAATTTTCGGCCAATTTAGTTCACCTCTTTCAAGGTTGTTAGTAGTTGCGGTTTAACGCCCAAGTGATTGACCGAAAAGAAGTTGATCAAGTTCATCTTTGCTTTTCGCAGCCATAACCTTTTGGTGTTGCGTTTGCTCACCTGAAGGGTTTTGTGCTGTTGAAGTCACATTGTTGATACGTTGATTATCTCTTACGGTTTCTTCATCTACAGACGGTTGAACAGGCTCAGTTGGTTTAATACCAAATACATCACTGTATTCAGCTAACCAAGCATCAATCTGTTCAGGTGTGTTCACATCACTAGGAATAAGTTTCGCTAGTTTATCTGATACACCTTTTGAGGCCAATACATCTTTAACGGAACGAGAACGCATATCGGAACGCAGTTGGGACAGTTCAGCTTCAATAGCTTCACGTTCCTTTTGTGCTTTCTTTAATGCTTTGCGAAGTTCGGCTGGGCCGTTATCTTGCTCTTCTGTTTCGTCTTCGTATTCGTATTGGTTGGCCATTGCAGCCACTCCCTTTCATTAAGTTGTCGTATGCCACATACACAAACAGGGGAATCTGTGATGGCTCATACTGCCGGTCTTCGGTTACGCTTCTAAGTGCCGGTGCGCTTAGTAGGTTTTAGTACTGGCCTGATGTGCGGCGTGATAAAGAACTCTTACCTACGCCTGCTTGGCCAGCAAATCTTGATTGCTCAGTTTGAGCAAGGTCTTGTAATTGTTGTTTGTATGCAGCAGAACCTGCTCCACCAAACACTGCACTTGTTACTTCTCCCATACCAACAGGTTGAGCACCAGCAGTAATTTGTGAAAGTCTTTCAGCAACAGGTAACACACCAGCTACTTGCTCAAAACCTTGACGTGCTTGGGTTTGTGTAACACCCATACCTGTGTAAGTTTCAGCCATAGATCTGTCAATGTTTAAACCTTGACGTGCAGCTTCTCCACCAAATTGTGCTGCCTGTACTTGACGGTTAATGAACGGTAAAGCACGTTCAGGGTCAAGGGCATAAGCAACCATATCTGCTTTAGGGATACCGTAAAGTCTTTGTAAAGAATCAACATAATATGGGTCAGTGTTATCAACAGACATTGAAGCAATATCTACACGGTTTTTAAGTTCAGAAGGTGATATATCATTTTCAAGAAACTTAGTAAAATCTTCTTTACTGTCATAGAAACCTTTAGCAAAACCTGCTTCACGGAAAACACTTTGGTAAGCGTTCTCTGCAGCAATGTATTCATCTAATGATAGAACAGGTAGACCTGCTTTTTTGCGTGCTTCGTTGGCAGGAAAGCGTAGTTTAAATTCTGGGGTTTCTCTTATCTTAAAATCAATGGTTTCAGGATCATAACCTTGTTTAACAAATTCAATAATTCTATCACCTAAACCAGCAAGACCTGCTTGTTCATATTGTACTTTTAATGCTTCAGTCCAATTAGTTCTTTGAGCAAGAACACCAGCATCTACACCAAGGTTACGTGAAGTTTTTGAACCGTCAGAAAAAGTTGTGGATTCAATTTTATTACCATTAGCATCAGTGTATGTGTCAACAGATACAACAGTTTTTGTTACAGACTTATTTTTATTAGCAATATCTGCAGCAGCCTTTGCTTCGGCAGCAGCTTTAGCCTTTGCAGCGGCAGTGGCTTTAGCGGCATTAGCAGCAGTAGTTTTAGCAGCATTTGCTTTTGCTTCAGCAACACCTGCTTTACCACGTGCAGCATCACGAATTTCTTGAGCAGTTGCCATTTATACCAACTTCTGTCTTTGTAAATATTGCATACCTTTTGCGTAAATATTTCTTTCAGCAAATTTAGTTGTATTAATACGTTCATCATTTAATAAATCTTTTTCAAACTGCCATAAAGGAGTAGGTTTAGGCATACCCTTTTCATCAAGACTTGTTAAAGCCTTAGAAACAGTAGGGTCATTTAAACCAATACTATTAGGATCAAGTTCAAACAAAGAAGCCATAGATTGAATATATGGGCTTGCTATTTGACGTGGTGCTAAACCAACATCAATTTGATCAGCAAATGCTGCATAACGTCCTTTAGCAACATCTTTAATTTGTTGTTGATAGTTCTCTTCAGTTGACTTACCTTCAAGAATAGAAGAAGTAGCCTGTTGATACCAACCATCATCATAAGAAACACCATAATCATAAGCAAAAGATTTTAACTTATCAATAGTTTGAGCTGCTTGACCAAGTTCGCCAGTAATATTACCAATGCTAGCAATCTGTTCACCAATAGTTGCAGCATCCCAACCTTGGGTTTGAGCACGTGAAGCAATAGTTTTAATTTGGTCATCAGATAAATTAGCACCCATTTGTACAGATGCACGGCGAACACTACGAAGAAGATTGTTGTATGTTTGTGCTTTACCTGTTCCAACTTCACCAGTGTAAAATAAACCAAACAAATCATCAGGAGATTGTTTGTATCCTGAAGCGTATTGTTTAGCTGATTGGTCTACAAGGTCTTTGTAAATAGATGCAAGTTTTTTGTTATCAATATCAGAATAACCTAATGACTCTAAACGGTTACGCAAATTAGTACGTTCTACTTCACCTTCAGGTGTGTTGGCAAGAAAATCAGCTAATGCTTTAGAAGTTGTTTTAGTTGTATCTTTTGTAACATCTTGAAGTTCTGATGCAAAACCTTTACGTTGTTTAGTTTTAACTTTGCTAGTTGTAGAACTAAAGTAAACAGAGTCTCCACCAACACCGCCACCAGTGCTAGATGCAATTTCAGTAGGGTTAACACCCACAGCTAAAAGAGCTGCCAGTAATTCTGGATCCATTAACGAGCCACCTTTGTTAGAGCCTTATAGTAAAGTTTGTCTTGAGATAAAAATCTGTCATACACATCAGAAAAACCAAGATCATCTTGTTTCATTTTTTGAACAAACACATCGTACACTAATTTTAAATCAGTATTACTTTTAGCATCTAAAGAACTTGATTGTCTTTGAGCAAGTTTAGAAGCAAAAACATCTCTAAATTTTAAGTATGTTGCAATAGATTTCCAAGTAGGATTGTCAACGTTGCGAGACATAAAGTCTTTGTCAGCAAGAATTTTTTCAAAACCATTAATAATTCTAAGAGTTTTAGAACCATCAACATCAAGATAATCAATATACCAATCTGAAGGAGAACCATCAGGATTGGTTGCAAGTTTAGCAATAACAGCTTCTTTAACCATCTTTAAGTCTGCTGCGCCTTTAACGGAGTAAGAACTTAAACCACGTTCAACAAGTTTAGCATCTAAAACTTCAATAACTTTACGGTATTGAATCCAACCAAGACGAGAGTTGTTTCTACGTTGAGCTTCAGCAGGATCAACAGTACCTCTAAAAGTCTCTGTGCTACCAGGAGCAACGTTAGTATTGTATTGGTATTGGTATGCTGCTTGAGAGAAATCGTAACCTGAAGGGTTATTAACAATTAAACCAACAAGTGCTGGTTCATCACCAAACACAGAAGCAACTAAATCTTTATTAGCTTGAATGTTTTCAGATGCACTAATGGATGACTGAACACCTGTTTTGTTACTTGAAAGACTTGTGGCAAAAGCAAAGTATTCTTCACCAAATTCTTCTAAGAACTTAACATCAGCTTCGCGACCAAATTCTCTTTGAAGTTCACGGTATCTGTCCATATACATTTTGTATGGGGAAGCAAATCGTGGTGAGAAAGGCAACACAAGGTTAGCAACAGTTCTCATATTATAGAATTGGTCAGTTAATTCTTTAATTTTTGATTCAGGAACTGGGGGCAAACCAGCAAGTTTTGCTTTCTGTTGTTCAGTTAACCAAATAAGTTGATAATTTCTAGCATACTCTGGTGATGATTCCCCAGAATATTTAACAAGTTGACGTTTAACCCAAGTAGGAGCAAGAGCATCAAGAGTATTTTCTGGTGGACCATAAGGTGTAGCCCAACCAAGAACCTTTTCAGCAGATGGGACACGTTTAACAAACTGTCCAACACCAATAGCAACATAAGGTCCAAGAGGTATATTAAAATCTCCACCAAACACAACATCAAGAGATTGTTTACTAATACCAATTTGAGTTAAAGACTCTAAACCTCCACCAATAAAAGGTGCATTCTTTAATGCTGGTGGTACTTCAATCCAAATAACACCATCACGTGTTAATCTGTCAGGATCTACAGGATTGCCTTCTTCATCTGTTACAAGACCTGAACGGTTAGGTGCATTCCAAATAATATTTGCACGATTAATCAAGTATGGTTTTTCTTTAACAAGTCTTAACCAAGTTTTGTAAGCATTTTCCTGTGCTGAAAAGAAAGGTGCAATAAGACGCATAAAATGACCAAGGTTTGTTCTACGGTCAATATTGAAAACAATCTTTTTCATATTAGCAGTAGCAATACGCTTTGATGTTTGTTGTAATTTCCACAATTCATCAGCAGTCATACGTCTCTTATTGACTTCTTCAAACATTGTTACACGTTTACGTAAATCATCACGATACAAAGAGTTAACAAGAGGATGTCTAGCAAACACATCTTCAGGAACAGAACCAAGCCACTTCATAGCAAAGTTAACAAACCTGTCAACTTTTTTAGCACTAAGATTCTTTAAGTTTTCTTCAACAACATCACCGTGAACAATAGGAAGAACTTCTACTTCTTTAAAAGTTTCACGAAGCAAATCAGGTGTTGCTTTTTCATTGTTAACAAAAAGTTTACGTTGCAAATCAGCATTAGGAACATACCTGTTTAAAAACGATTTTAACCTATCAACGTGTTGAATACCTTCATATTGTTTAATATTAAGATCTCTACGATATTGACGACCATCACCAGTGTCTAACCATTTAGCAATACTTGCAGGATCTTCACCGGCAGAAAGTTTACGGATAACAGGATCACCAACAAATTGAGTGTTAAGTGTTCTAGCCCAAGCCTCAAAATAATTGGCATCTTCAGGTTTAACGGCACCAATACCTTTAGATATGAAACGGCTTTCAAACAGTTTACTTGTAGAATCAGCTAAACGATTCCAAGTAGATTCTGCTGAAGTGAGTTGTCTGTACAAATCGCCATAAGTTCCACCAAATAATTCATCAAGTTCGTAAGTTTCACCCATAGGTGTTGTTAATGTTAGTTTTGATTCACCAATACGTTTTTTAGTTACTTTACCTTGTGCTATTTGTTCAAGTTCTGTTAAAGTTTTACTTAAAGAATCTCTAGCAAAAGTTTGTGCTTGAAGTTCATTATCTAAAATACCAAGTTTACCAAGAGCTGCAACATCTTCAGGGTTACGAGCAATTTGTCTGTTCAAATCATTTATTTGTTTTTGAATGTCAACAACTTTAGTTCTTGCTTTGTCAAACTCTTTTTTACTTGCAGTAAAGTTTCTTTTAGAATCAACAGCAACACCAGGTGTTAGTTTAACATTGTCAATGGCACGTAAACCACGTTTACCCATATTGTAACCAATGTTTTTAATACCTTCACCAGCATATTGAAAACTTGCTTGGGCACCAACAGCTGACATAATACGAAGTTGGTTATCAACACCGTTACGAATAGTGTAACCAAGACGTATTAAAGCACCTGCTTTAAATAAATCGTTAACAATTTCAAGACCGTGAACACCTTCTTGCATAAGTTCTCTAACACCTATGCCGCCAAGAAGTTCAAAGTTTGATGCGTGACGTTTTAAAAGTTTATCTGCTAAATCAAAATCCATAATAGGAAGCCAGTCAGCAGTTTGTGATTGAAGTTGAGGAATATGAATCATACTTTCATCAATATCAATCATATAACCTTTATCTTTTATAGATTGAATAGCACCCTTACGTGCACGTTGATAAGTTTTATAAATGTTATCGGCAACATCAGCACGAATGCCGTGTTTTGTGTATATTGCTCGCCAAACAGTTGCTTCCATAGCAAGAGTTATTTGTTGACGTTCAGAAGGTGAAACTGCACCAGAGTATGCTTCAACAAATCTACGAACACGAATATCGTCAAACAAATCAGGTGCTAAAACTTTAGCACGATCTAATGTTGCAACAACTTCACGGTAAGAATCAGGATCATTAAAATCTAAGAAACCTGCTGGGCGTTCATTTTCAAGCCAAGAAACCTTTTGATACATTCTTGAAAAAGTACTTGGTTGATAAACTTCAACATCAGGTGTACCAGTTTTTTGATCATAAAACTTTGCTGCACGGCCACGTGCAAGGAAAGAATCAAATATTTGTGCTGGTTTAGAACCAGTTGTTCTAACAAGACTACCGCCAGGTGTTTCAGCAAGATTCATCATCTTAGCAAAAGACCTATCACGTTTAATCAAATCGTCAAGTTCTTTTTTAAGACCTAACATTTCTTCTGGATTATCAGTAGGAAATACAAACATTCCATCTTCAGAAGTTTTATTTAAAATAAGGTCTGCTTGGTAAGGTTTTAATTTACCCATAGCAGTATCTATTTGTTGAGCAAGTTCAAACCTTGTGTCACGTAAAATTGTTAAAGCAACAGGGTCAGCAAGAGAAGAACGAAGAACAAGACCAACTTCATCAGGTGTTTTAACTTGACCAAGTAAACTAGCAATAATAGGTTTGTTATCTGAACCTGAAAGCAAAGGATGACCTAAAGCATAGGCTGTATCATTTTTAGCAAACTCGTCAAGAACTGAAGTAAACTTATTTACTTCACCACTTTGCGCTTTTGTAATAAGATTAACAGCATTAAGTGCATCTTCACCAGTATTTATAGCGCCAATAACTTTAGCAGCTTTAAGAGGTGCAAGAACTTTACCAACAACAAGAGTTGGATCAACAAGAACTTGTGCAGTAACATCACCAACACCAGAAACGTAACGACCATACAAAGATTTCTTGTACGCTTGTTCACGTTGTGCTGGATTAAAGATGTCAAAATCTTCACGTAAAAATTGTGGGAGGAAACGGTCAGTATTGTCAACACCAAAAACTTCGGCAATAGTTGCAACACTTTTTAAACCCATAGACAAAGGATCAATGCGTTGGGCATACAAAGATTGACCAACAGAAACTTCATCTTTATATTGCTTAGCTTTATCCCAAGTTTCTTTCTTAAAAAGATTAGCAGGATTGTTTTCAGATTGTTCTAACGCTAAACCAACAGTTGATAAACCTTGTCTTCCTGGTTTAGCAACAGTTTCAATACCTTCAAAAACATCAAGAACAGGTGCAACTGCTTGTTTACCTGCTATTGTTCCAGCGGTTTTAATTGTGTTAATGAAACCGTTGTATTGTTCTTCATCACGCCAAGTAGCACTTGCTGCTTCATAAATGAATCTTGCTGGAGCAAAAGGTGCTGCACCAAGATTCTTAGCAAATGTTCCAAGTTTATCTAAAAAACTCAAATCATCCCCCTGAGGCGAGCAACTAATGCACGTGTCTCAGGTGAAGCGTTAGGGCGTGAAGCCATAAAAACTAATGCTGGCATATATTCAGCAAGTTGTGCTTTAAAATTCATATCAGCGTTAGCATCTGCTGTGCCTAAACCTAAAGCATCCATACCTGGACCTGGACCTGCGTTAGCACCAGCTGTAACTGGTTCGTTTGGTCTTAAACTTCTTTCTGACAAAGGAATAACGGGTTGTGAGGCTGCGGCTGATGCGAGGCCCGAAGGCATACCTGATTGTTCAATGCTCGGAGCCGCAGCCAAAGGAGCAGAACGTTGAGTATCTACCAACGCTTGTCCTTCTCCGTATGGGAGACCTGGAACGTATTTGGCTGCTTGTGTAGCGTCACCGCTTTGACCATTACCACCACGTCCATTAACGTTCATTGGATTATTTTGTGGTGCTGTAGGTCTCATTCCACCTCTTGCCATTATTTATACGTCCTTAAATTAATTGTTTATTTTCCAGCGTGTTTTGGTGCTGAACTACCACGTGTACCAGATGGTTGTTTACCAAACATAATGTCTGATTTACCTGGTTTTGCAATACTTGGAACACCAGATTTTCTAACTGGTTGTTCGTATGCTTTTCCAGCAGAACCTTGGTTTGCTGGCTTCTTGCCGCCACTAAATGACTTCATTTATTTCCTTTTCTTAGCCCGCAGGGACCATTCTTGTCACACTAGAAGATAGTGTGGGTTTGCCAGATCCGGTTAATCCGGCTAGTAAAGACTGTAAAGGTGGTCTTCCACCTGGTCCTACTTGTCCTGGCACCACACCACGTGGACCACCAGTTATTGCACTTAATCCTGAAGCACCACCGGAGGGAGCCTCACCTGTGGAACCGGGGACGGGTTGTTCCATACCAGGGACTGCAGCCTCAGCAGAAGGTGGCGGTGCTTGAGGGGCAAACGCTTCCGCGATTACCTGCTCTATAGGTTGCCCTTTTTGTCTGCCTGCTATAACCGTTGCAATACGACTTAAAATTTCACCAGGGTCTTGACCCTGTGTTGCCAACGAAGGAATAGCTTGAGCATACCCACTGATTGCTGCAACCAAAGAATCACGCAGTTTTTCAATTTCAATTTTTTGTTCTTCTTGTGTAACATTTATTTCCCACGGCATCTGACGGCGGAGGAAGTCACGGGAAATTAATTGGTCTCCACGCGCTTGAAGTCCGAATACCAAAGCCTGGTTGGGGTTTAATCCGGCCATCAGTCCATAGGTGACATCAACCGTATAATCCCCATCAATGTCTTTCTTGGGGGTATAGGTGATTTCATACGGTGCGCCAGCATCTACGCCGCGAACCGTCTTCTCGTAGTTACCGAAAAGTTTTTCATCCATCTCAAAGCAAAGTTCAAATACTTGTTTTAATGCTTCAGCTAAAACAAACTGTGCTGTTTTAACTTGTGTATCAAAACCGCCCATAAGGGCTTCAACACCACGACCTGTAACAATGCTGCCTTGGCTTACACCTTGGCGACCTTCAGGGTAACGTGCACCCATACGCATTTCTTGGTCAAGGATTTGTGATTCAGCAAATAATCCAGGGGGCACATTTAAATCAACACGTCTGATCTTTTCTGGAGATGCAGAACGTATAGTTGCGTCAGGTCCCATTTCAAGGACGTTAACATCTGAAGGCAACGCAAATGGCGCTTGAACAGATTTTTGTGCCGCCTCAAGTTGTAAAGTAGCAAAACGGGCACGAGCGACTTGTACCCATAGAACATCATCAAACTGTCCACGTTGTTGTTCATCAGAGTCAACACCGGGTCTTACAGCAAAAATTACGTTTAATCTACCAAGAGGGTTCTTGGCGCGTTGCATAATGTAGTTACCACGTTCAGGTAAAAATAGAACTGTTTCATCTTTGTCCATATAGCGCACAAGTTGTACAGGGCGCATAGAACCACGTTGTTCAAACTTACCAAGGATAACTGATTCGTATTCTGGAAAATCGTTTACAAGATCTTGTGCGGCTTTAACATAAAGTTTTGTGTAGGAAAGCAAACGACCAAAGCGGTCAAATTCAGGGTATGAGTTAAAAGGGTTATCTAAACGGATACGTGGGGTTTTGTTATCGTAGTCTGCTTCAACAATAAAAGGTAGGGCACCAAAAGTAATATATCTATCGGCACCGGTAAACATTTCAACTTGTAAACGTGAAGTGTCGCGGTAGCCGGCAGCAATCATTGTTCTCTTGTCGGCACGGGTACGTGCACGGTCAGATACAGCATTAGTTGCTGAACAGTTAATAGCAGGTAGTGGTGCAATTACTTCAGCAATGTCTCTTGCGGCAACGTCAATAAAGTTTGCCACCATAGGTTTAGGATATTCGGCGGGGAATAGTCCTGGGAAAACTTGGTTTATGTTACCTTTACGAACTTCTAAAACATCTGACCAGCGTGCGTCACGGCTTGCGTATCGTTGTTTTAGTTGTTGGTAGGCATTAGCAATATCTTGTATGTCTCTTGCCACATTAATCCTTTAGTATAATCTTTTAGGTTTTTTTGCTGTTTCTTTAGCAACCGCTTTACGTTTAGCAACAGAATTTATACGTGCAGAAGTTTTACCACGTTCTGCTTGAGCAGTATTTTTAGCAAGTTTTTTAATTGCAACTTTTCTTGTAGCAGTAACTTCAGCACGCTTTGCAACATTAGTTGCACGTGAAGCAGTTTTGCTACGTTCTGCTTTAGCAGTTTTCATAGTTCCTTTAGGAACTTCGTAAGGTTTTCCAGTAAGTCTTTTTAAACCTGGAACCATTGTTTTTCTTTTTACATCAAGATATTCTTTACCATTTTTAATTACATATCCAGAGTCACCAAAACCGTAACTTCCGTATTCTTCTTTTTTTGGTCTCATTGCCATTGTTAGTACCATCCTGAATTAACAGCACGCTGTCTGCGTGCATATTCTTCTAAATCTACAACTTGACGTTTAGCCAAATCGTGTGGTGTAGC